CATACCTGAGGTCAGGACATATCCAGAACCTGTAACCTCACAGTTTAGTGCTCCACCTGTCACTGTTAATATAGGACTCCCTATTGTCAATATACCAGGATGTGTTGAAGCAAACTCTGCTAATAATAAAAACGAAAGTTTATTAATAGATGATGATCCTGTAATTATTTGTGATGCTGGCACTCCCAGTTTCAATCCAATTAATTACGAACCAAATCAAATGATCATGACTGGACCACCACAGGTGAATCCAGTCAAACCTAAGAAAGAAACAGATACAGAAGCAAAGGCTACACCTCCTCCACCACCAGATGCTCCTAGAGCAGCAAACATTCAGTGTCCTACTCAAGAACAGTTAGATAAAGAACCCGTGGGGTTCCTGTTTGATAGTGGACGCAAAGAAGTATTAGGATACAAGTTGGTTGGAGACCAATGTATCCGAGAGGTAGGTGATGTGCCTATCATTACACAAGTATTAAATGGACTACCCCCAACAGGTGTTGTGATCACCACTGGGGGTATTGCTGTAGTTGCTACTACATCAGCACTGCTTGCTAAACCATTTGCTGACATTCTTCTGAAGGTAATCAAACCTACAGTGAAGAAAGTTATCAAAAAGATTGCTGCTATCCGTGGTAAGAAAGTTAAGGTCTTGTCTCTAAGGGAGCGCCAAGTAGAGCAGCGTCATCGGAATCAGGCAATACGGGTATTGAAGTCGGCACTGAAACCGAAGGGATAGAGTGACGATGTTGCTTGACCGTAGTTACATTTTGCACTACAACATCAGCACATATTTTATAGTAAGGACTTCTGGGGTGGAAACTAATTCCTTCTTTCATTAGATTTCCACAATTCTTAAGTCTTGCAATCTCAAAGTCCAATCTTTTATTAGCAGTCAGTTGTTTCATCATCTCGATGTTAGAAGATGCTGCTTCCTTACAAAGATCTTGTAACTTTTTATCTGTAGGTGTGCTCCACGTCATAGAGAAACCTACACCTACACTATAGTTATCCTTTTGTCCTGTTCTAGTTCTTTTAAAGAAACTTACATCACCAGGATTATCTAAGATGCCATCGCCTACTGGTTCTCCATCATCATTGAAGGCACCAAAATTATCGGTGACATCGTATACTGGGTCATCGTAGTAAGGTTCGTATGGTTTAGAAGCAGAGACACTTCCTGTTACATACGGTGTGAAATTGCGAGTGGGACCTTGACATTGTATACCTCCACCGTAGGTATTTGTAATGTATGGTCCCTGTAAAACCTGAATAGCTTGGTTTGTAACGGAGCCTGAACTATTAGCGACAGGATTAGCAGTAGCAGACACACCACCAACAGTTTCAGCATAAGAAGGATTAGCGAATAATAATGTTACTGCGAGAAGATACTTGTAGTGTCGGTTATGCTTGTAACCTCTGTTGTTCTCTGGATAATCGTTTGATTGCTTAAACCAGGGCCGCTGTAAGTTTCTGTGAACTGAAACGCTGCTCCTGGTGTCGTCTGTGTGTATGTCGGTTTGCTTGTTACACCCATCCATGATGATGTCACTCCATTAATAGTTACATTGCTAGCACCTGTTCCTGGTGAGAGGTTTCCCGATGCTGATACACCAGAACCAGTAGCAGAATACTGATATCCAGTGTTGTAATCCATGCTATTTATTGTCTCGGTGATCGTCTGAGTTGTCTCCGTTCTGGATGTCATACTTCCCTGAGTGAAGTTTGGGACCACGGGGACCGCCAAGGCAGGAGCAAGTGTGACACTTGCACCCACCGCAGACATCACAGACCAACGAATCATAGTATTCATTATCTATCTCCTTAGTCAATTATCGTGATCTCACTAACGTATTGTCCTGTTGCAGTCGTTCCAGCACCACCAGCCGTCACTCCAATTACACCAGCTGAAGTTATAGTACCAGCTAGAGTTCCTGCAGTTCCAGCAGTGTAAGAAGTTACATTACTGAAGTTAGGAACGTCTCCTACAGTAGGAGCAGCAGTTGGAACTGCATCAGCTTGGTTATAAGATTGACTGAATGAGAATGCAGAACCTGCAGTATCTTGAGTAGCGGTGATAGTACCAGGAGAATAGACTCCTGAAGTAATGGTGCCAGTAGATACAGCATGTGCTGTGGTGCCGTCTGTAGTATCAATATTAGTTCCAGAAATACTAAACGAAGACCCAATTCTCGTTGCCTGAGTCCTAGCGGCATCAACAGTTAGTTGTACACTAGCCGAATGTGAACTCACCAGTCCACCTGCATTTGCCGCACCAGCGGTCACCAATAACATAACGATAGGTAAAAATTTAGTCATTTTTTCCATCGAGTTTTGTCCTAGTACTATGTAGGTGAGGTATTCCTTACACAAGGGTTCGGCATATCACACATTGTATTAAACTACAGACTTGTTAAATAATCTTGGTTGCCTTCGGGGACCACACAACACAATCTCGCTTTATAAGGAGAAGTTACATGGACCTTACTAGATGGACATCGAAAGATGTTGATAAAATTTTTGATGCTGCAAACAGATACAGCGTCGGACTAGATGATATCTTCTATCGATTGCATTCATATGGATCGAATCATCCTGGTGGACAATATCCGCCATACAATATCATCAAAGAATCAAATATTAAATGGCGTATTGAAATTGCACTTGCTGGATGGTCACCAGATGAGGTGGAAGTTACTACTGAGTCAAATATCCTCCTAGTTAAATCTGTTGCACCTAAGAATGATGGGGAAGAAGAATATGTGCATCGTGGATTATCTTCACGCACCTTCACTAGGGGATTCAACCTGAGTGATGATGTCGAAGTTGGCACAGTCAGTTTCAATAACGGACTTCTCGTGGTAGAATTACGGAGAATCATCCCTGAGCATCAGAAACGAAAGGTTTATGAAATCCAAAATTATCAACTACCTGAAAGCAATGCTGATGCATCCAGCGACACACTTTAATGTGATGTCTATTGGGGTATTGATTATGATAGGAGTGCTTCACAACCATGCTCACTACTCAATGAATATGGATGCAGATTCTTATGTTAGACAGTGGTGTAGATCATCGGCAGAAAACAAAAAGACCTGCATCCGCTATGGTGGAAACATGGACTACTAATCAACCTATATAATTTACAACCAAAGAGACTACCCGACAGGGGGTCTCTTTTTTGTATGGGGAAATTATGAATTTTTTAGACTATGTACGTTTGTATGACATTGAAGATGAAGCACTATGCGATTCTTTAATTAAAGAATATTCTTCTGTCGATTGGGAAGACCATCGATGGGGGCATAATGATGGTGAAACTCATCACACAGAAGATGATAATACTAAAATTTTATTTCCTGAAAATAAAATTATATTTGATATTTGTGGTAGAGTCTTTGCTGATTATTCTCGTCACTTCGACATTGGATTGGTTGACCATACTCATGCAAGATTGAGCAAGTATGCAGAAGGAGCATATCTGCGCCCCCACAACGATCATATCAAAGATTTATTTGATGGTGAACGTAGGGGCATTCCTATCTGTACAGTTGTTGGATTGTTGAATGATGATTTTGAAGGTGGTGAGTTCTTTCTCTGTGGCGAAGATATGGAACTAGAAAAGGGACACGTTATTGTATTCCCTTCCCTCTTCGTGTATCCTCATGAAGTTAAAAGAGTGACAAAGGGCACTCGCTACTCATTTGTATCGTGGGCATGGTAACATGAATGTTTATCTAAATTTAAAACCAAATAATTATGATGGTGATTCGGATCTCTTGACAGTAGAGGTTCCTGCATCTTATACTGAAGAACTTCTGCGATATGTCAGACCTATTGCAGAACAAAAGAATACTACTGAAGATAAAATCCTTAAGGATATTATCAAAGAATCTATTTTAGAAATTGAAAGGAGGAATTATGAGCGTAAGAATCGTTCGACTAAAAAGCGGAGATGATATCATCTCTGACATTTATGAGGTCACATCCACTGAGGATAAAGGAGAAGAAAAAGATCCGATTGCATATCAACTGAGATTCCCATATGCTATTTGGATTAGTGAGGGGATGAATGCAGAAGTTGATGGAGATATCCAAAAAATTTCTGACCCAGAAGTTTCTATGGAACCATGGTTGCCGCTTTGTAAGCATGAACATATTTTTCTGAAACTTGATGAAGTCTCTGCTGCATACGAGACGCATGATACAGTTATCGAACAATACACAAAACTAATTGAGGCACAAATTAATGGAAAACGTGAAACTGATTCTCCTCAGGGAGAGGAATGAAGTTCTACTAGGTTCAGTAACTGAACTAGATGAAGAACCAAGTTTATTGATTACGAATTGCATGGAGATCCTCAAGGATGGAACACTAGAACCGTTCCCTCGCTTTGCTGCACAACGTGACTTGTTCTTGACATCCGAAGCAGTTTTGACTATAGTGGATCCAAGTCCTGAAATTGTGGAGACGTACAGTAAAGAATGAGTTCTTTCTATACCAACATTCAACTTGCTGGTGACACCATCCTTTACCGAGGATACGAAGATGGGCAACCTGTTTCCTATCGCGCAAATTTTTCCCCAACCTTATATGTTCTCTCTCGTAAGGATGAGGACTTCAAGACTCTAGATGGGAAGAATGTATCACCAGTCAAGTTTCAAACTGCCCGAGAAGCAAGAAACTTTATAAAGCAGTATGATAGTGTTGAGGGGTTTGAAGTACATGGATACGAGAGATTCGTATATCAATACATTCGTCAAGAGTTTCCTGGTGAGGTTGATTATAATATCAATCAAATGAAAATCTTTGCATTGGATATTGAGGTTCAGTGTGAGAACGGATTTCCAAATGTTGAAGAAGCAGCAGAAGAGATGTTGTCTATCACCATTAAAGATATGGTGACCAAGCAGTATTATTGTTGGGCGACTCGTGAGTTTGAAGCACCTGAGGGTGTAGAGACTCACATCTTCTGGACAGAACATGAAATGCTAAACCATTTCTTACAATGGTGGGTGCAAAATACTCCAGATATCCTTACGGGTTGGAATGTCAATTTGTATGACGTTCCATACATTGCCCGTAGGGTTAGTCGTGTGCTTGGTGAAAAATGGATGAAGAGTTTGTCCCCTTGGAATCGTGCTAATGAGAGAGAAGTCTACGTTATGGGACGTAAGAATTATGCTTACGATATCTCTGGTGTCAATATTCTTGACTATCTCGATCTTTATCGGAAGTTTACTTATAGTAACCAAGAATCATATCGATTGGACCATATTGCTTTCGTCGAACTGGGTCAAAGAAAAGTTGACCATAGTGAGTATGAAAACTTCAAAGACTTCTACACTAGTGATTGGCAGAAGTTTATGGAGTACAACATCCAAGACGTTGAGTTGATTGACCGACTGGAAGATAAGATGAAGTTGCTTGAACTTGCTATCACTATGTCTTATGATGCAAAGGTAAACTTTGAAGATGTTTATAGTCAAGTTCGTATGTGGGATACGATGATCTATAATTATCTTACTGATAGAAACACAGTTGTTCCCCAGAAAAAAGGTGAGAAGAAGGATGAAAAATACGCAGGAGCATATGTCAAGGAACCGATTCCAGGAAAGTATGATTGGGTTGTGTCTTTTGACCTTAACTCTCTTTACCCTCATCTCATTATGCAGTATAACATCTCGCCC